GTGATCCGCGCGTGTGTTTTTACCGCGCGGATCACCCCTCCCACGGGGAGAGGGGCGGCGTTTGAAGGTTTCCGCCGCCCCTCGCTTCTTCAACCAAAGGAATAGAACGATGGAAGTTATTTTTTCAGCTCCTCAAAAGATCGGCACCAAGGTCTACAAAGCTGGGCGGCAATTCGTCCCCGATCACGTTGCGTATAACCGCGCGTTCAAAGATTTGGTGTTGAGCGGGAAAGCCCAAGTGCTCCCACGCAACCCTGAGCAAAAGAAGATCCAAACGGCTCGCGATGCGAAGGCCATGCAAGCGGCGAAAGCCTCGCGCCTTGTTGCGAGAATGACCAAATCGGCAAAAGCCGCACCGGGCGCGTCCTCTCCTCTTCCGGATTCGGCAGGGCCAGCTCTGGCCCTTCAAAAGCCAGCCTCGCCGATTTCTGCGGCGGCTCCCGTTAAGGTGGCCGTCGCAACCGCGCCTAAAAAAGACGGGATTGCCTGATGGCCTTCGTCGTTTCGGATTTCCGCAAAGCCTACCCGGAGTTCAATGACCTAGGGAAGTATCCTGATGGGTTGATCACGGGTTGGGCCACGGTTGCCACCGCCATGGTGAATTCGTGTTTCTGGAGATCCATGACGGCGCTTGGGATCAATCTCTACGTCGCGCACGAGATCACGCTTGAAGTGCAGTCACAAGCGGCGGCGAACGTCGGCGGAACTCCGGGCGGACAGAGCGGACCAGTGAACTCAAAAATGGTTGGCTCGGTGACGGTAAGTTACGATACCGCTCAAGCCGTTGAGAAAGACGCCGGGCACTGGGGCCTCACGGTGTACGGAAAGCAGTTTCTCAGGCTTGCGCGGACGTTTGGAGCGGGAGGCATTCAGCTATGAGTCAGCCTACGCTGAAAGTCACCAAAGACTTCACGAAAGATTTTAACGAGACGATCAAGCGCTTTAAGGATGATGCGGTTTTGATCGGTATTCCTGCGGACAACACCGAACGAAATGGAGATAAAGAAGAGCCCATCGGAAACGCGGCAATTCTCGCGATCAATCATTTCGGATCGGAAGAAGCACACATCCCGCCCCGCCCGGTACTCATCATCGGTATTCGGAACGCAAAAGAGGACATCGCCGCCATATTCAAAGAAGGCATGAAGACCGTGCTCAAAAAAGGAGTTAACGGACTTAGCACGATGTACGAACGCGCAGGAACGGTTGCAGCGAACGCATGCAAGAAAGTCATCAATACGCAAGACAGTATTGACCCACCTGCGGATTCCACGCTCAGAGCGCGGAAGTATCTCACCGCCTCAGGTTTCAAAGGAACGAAATCCCTCTTGGTGACCGGCCAGGTTCGAAACGCAATCACTTACGTGGTGAGGAGCGTATGGGGCAAATAGATGTCTCCGAACTCATGGCTGATCCGGATTTCGTCGATGCTCTCGCGCTAATTCGTCGTGAGTCCGTGGTCGATGATTTTGGAAAGAACATCATTCGCGAATCGAAGATTCAGACTGTTGGCTGCATTCAACCCATTTCGGGAAAAACGCTTCAGCGGCTCCCGGAAGCTATGCGGGTGGTGGACAGCCAAAGTTTTTGGATCAAAGGCAAGCTCGTAACCGACGGCAACGGCCGGTATTCAGACTTGATCGAGAGCAAGGGGAAGCGCTTCACCATTCAGACGGTGTTTGATTGGAGCGACTGGGGCGAGGGTTGGAGCGAAGGCATCTGCGTGAGGGAAAAACCGTGAGCATCCCTACGAACGAAAATAACAGCGCAACCGGAGGCGTGATTTACCCAGCGGCACCCGCTCCGCTTCCGGGAAATCTCAATTTCGCGGATTTTCTCCAACAGGTTTTCGTAGCATTAAGCGGCCTCGATGGCTCACTCGTGCGTCCGGCATGGCAGATGAATCCTCCCCCCAATCCAGATGTCACCGTCAACTGGATGAAGATTGCGCTCTCTGAGGACGATGCTGACTTCAACGCTTATGTTGAGGGCACCGTGTTTCAGCGGATGGAAGAGCTTACGATTCAATGTTCTTTTTACGGGCCTGACTCCTACGACTTCGCGAAGTTCCTCCGCGACAATCTTCAGATCAAGCAAAATCTTGAGCTGCTCGAATCTGGCGGGATGAGTTTCAAGAGTGCGGATCGGGCGGTTCGCGCTCCCGACGTCGTGAACGAGCGTTGGTGTGATCGGTGGGAGATGTCAGTTTATTTTCGTAGAGAGATTTTGAAAACTTATCCGATCCTGCAATACCAAACCGGATCGGGTGTCGTGAAAGCAAACGTGTCTGAAGGCACGGATGGACTTAAGACGGTGAATGTCGCCGTCACCAAATAGTAGGGGACTTTTTATGAAAGCTTTTTTCGTCATATTAGGATTTCTCGGCGCGATGCTCGCTGCTCAAGCGGCGAATCGAACGGTCAGCTTAGGCCAGGTTGCTTATCGTCCGGTCCCGATCCCGAGCGCCTCAGCAACAAGCGCGGCGATTGCTACCGAGGGAATGTCGCCGGTTGGATGTCAGTTTCCGGCAGCGCTGACGAGCACCACGGTCACTTTTCAATCGGCTACCACGCTGGCCGGAACTTATGGTGCGATCTATAATTCTTCCGGTCAGGTTTCCTACACGGTTGCGGCGAGCCGATACGTCTCCTTCAACCCGGCCGACTTCTACGGCGTCCAGTATATGAAAATCGTTTTAGGCTCGGCTGAAGCCGCCGCGCGGACCCTCACCTGTTCTTTGAAAGGAATCTAACATGCTCGATATTTCTAGGCTCATTGAAGTTTCCACTCAAATCACGAAAGCGGGCGCTCAGGGTCGGCTTTTCAATCAAGCTCTCGCCCTTGGTGATTCCGATGTGATCACTGGCCTTGAGCGCGTTCGGAACTACTCGAAGCTTGCTGATGTCGCGGCTGACTTCGGCCTAGATGCTCCGGAATATCTGGCAGCGGCCATTTACTTCGCACAGTCCCCTACGCCGACGTCGTTTGCGGCCGGTCGCTGGATTGCGGACGATACGGCGGGACAACTCAACGGCGGTATTTTGAGCGCTTCCGAACAAGCAATGACGCTCTTTCAGCAAATCACCGACGGTGGTTTTGATATATCGATCGACGGCGCTTCGGTGGCGGTATCCGGTCTTAACTTCTCGACGGCCGCGAACCTAAACGCGGTTGCGGCTCTCGTCGAAGCCGAACTTTCTCCGGGCGCTACGTGCGTGTGGAATGGCTCCGAGTTCATCATCAAATCGGCGACGACTGGAGCCGGGGTGGAAGCCACCGGAACGATGAGCCTCACGGGACAGCCCTCCCCAGCGGACACCTTCACGGTAAACACCCAAGTGGTCACTTTCGTTTCTTCGATCACTGGCGCAAACCAAGTTCTGATCGGGGCCACTGCTCAGCAAACGGCGGCGAACCTCTGGACGTTCCTCCTCAACTCCACGAACGCCAACATCAAGGAAGCGGATTACTCGCTCTCCGCTCAGATCGTAACGGCGACGTTCAAGGAAGTGGGAACGGACGGAAACGCCTTCACTCTCGCCAAGAGCGGTGCGAATCTCGCGGTTTCGGGCGCGAACCTCACGGGTGGCCTCAACGCCTCCGCGATTAGCTATGCAGACGCTCCGGGCTCCGGGCAAGACGTCTCGGTACTCATGAAGCTGACGAGCAATCTCGCGCTCCCGCTGGTGCCAGGCTACGATGCGGAAACGCCTCTCGCCGCTGTTGTGGCTTGCGACGCCGCTTCGCTAGACTGGTACGGACTCGGTATTGCGGCTGAGGCTGAAGTCACGGACGACGATATCTTGGCGATTGCGGCTTTTATCGAAGCCGATCCGATCACCCGGATGTTTGGTGCGACGACTTCGGATACGGATGTCCTCACCTCGCTTGCGACGGATGACATCTCCTATAAGCTGAAGGCGCTCTCGTATGAGCAGACGTTTTCGATGTATTGCAGCACCAACCCGTATGCGGCGTTTGCGATCTTTGGAAATCTCCTCACGACGAATCTTGAAGGCTCCAACACCTTCAAGACGATGATGTATCAGCAAGCAAAAGGGATCGCGGCTGAAAGCCTCACCACTTCTCAGGCTAATTCGCTTGAGACGAAACGGTGTAACGTCTACGCCTCGTACTCCAACGGTACGGCTATCATCCAATACGGAACGATGGCGGGCGCGGTGTTCATCGACGAGACTTACGGAACGGATGCATTCGCGGATGCGATTCAAACCGCTGATTACAACGTGCTTTACACCGCAGGAACGAAGATTCCGCAAACAGACGCGGGTGAGCAGCAATTTGTCGCGGCGATGTCTCAGGTTTGCCAGCAATTCGTAACGAACGGATTCTTGGCTCCCGGTCAATGGAATGCGGAAGGGTTCGGGCAGCTTATCGAGGGCCAATACCTCAAGCTCGGCTACTACATCTATATGCAGCCCCTTTCGCAACAGTCGGAAGCGGATCGGGCCGCTCGCAAGGCTCCGCCGTTTCAAATCGCTGCGAAGCTCGCGGGCGCGAATCAAACGGCGCAAATACTCATCACCATCAACCAATAAGGGGTTAGATCATGGCATCCTATTCGTTTCAGGACATCAGTTGTCAGTTTGTGGGGCCGGGGATCGCATCCAACCTCGCGGCCGGTGCGGCGGTTGCCGAAGAGGGTATCACTATCGAGCCCTCCACTGACAAAAACGTGATGACGATCGGTGCGGACGGAAAAGGTCAGCACTCTCTTGTCGCGGATGATTCGTGTAAGGTCACGATTCGTCTTCTCAAGACGTCACCGAAAAATGCGATCCTCATGGCGGCCTACGACGCTCAATCGCTTTCGTCGGCACTCTGGGGAGTCAACACCATTGCCCTTTCGGATTCCGCTCGTGGCGATTTCACGGTGGTTCAACAGTTGGCATTCCGGAAGAAGCCCGTGATCACCTATGCGAAGGAAGCGGGAATGATGGAATGGGAATTCGACGGCATCCAAGCTAACTCGATTCTCGGCGGACTCTAAGAAGCTCTCGGACGGGTGGTAAGCGGTCGGGGCTCTGGTTTCAAGGAAGAAACTAGAGCCCCCAAAGAACGGAGAACGAAATGAACGAAAATGATTTTGAGATTAACGGCACTCAATTCAAGCTAAGTAAGATTCCGGCGATGAAACAGTTTCACATCGTTCGGAGACTCGGCCCTATGCTGAACGATATCGTTCCGGTAGCGCTCAAGATGAAGGCATCTAAAGCGGCGGCTGATCGCACCGAGGATGACAACTGGCGGATGATCGGCGAACTCATTCAGCCTATTCTTGGTGGGCTATCGGCGCTTTCTGATGAGGATGCAAATCTCGTCCTCATGGGACTTCTCGAAGCCGTAGAAGTCAAGCAAGTCCCGGCCGGGAACTGGGCACGTGTCGCGCGTGATGGGCGGCTCATGCTTGAGACATTCGAACTTCCGGAAATGCTCAACATGGCGGGGCGGGCGTTCGCGTTTAATCTTTCCGGTTTTTTCGCTATCGC